GCGGAAAGTTGGTAAATGAACGGATTTACTACAACAGCAACTTTAGCTGAATTAATAGACAAAAGACCTATGCGAAAGAGAAAAGGTAGGACAAGAAAGAATAAAATGCCCTTTAAGGGCAGTTTAAGGGCGGTACAGAAGCTCTTAAAGATAAAAAGGGTTTAGTACTAGGGATTTCCTCCTAACACCTCGCTGGAATGTTTTTTTCAACTATTTGTTTTATTTGATCTAAACATTCTGTTAAACACCCCTTAACCACAAAGTGGGGTGTATCTAGTGCTTTTGATTGTACCGCCCACAATTTTTGATTTGGAGTCAATCTGCCTTTCTCGTTTTTAAGTTCTATATACAATAACCTCCCTGGGAAATATTCAATTATAATATCTGGACAACCAGATTTAAGACCCATTTTTTTCATTTTAGCATGAAGATAAATTGACCTTTTGCCTTCATTTGGCACATGAAAATGTCTAAAAAAATAAAATTTGGAAAGATGATTTAAATAATCATTACAAGCGATTTGAATATCTGATTCTTTAGTCATAGGGGGCATAGGTCTATCCTAATGATCACAAGATAAATTATTACCCCCTATTTTAAGAAGCACAGGATTTTGGAGATCAAGTGCAAAAAGAAGATAACAAAAAAATCTTTATTTATCAATACTATAAAAAAAAATAAAAAAAATTTACAAAAATGCTTTACCTATTAAAACCTAGCCTTTATGCTAGGTTTATGTAAACAAAGAAATGGAGATCAAAATGCAATTCAATATCAACGGTGTTATCAAATTTCAAAATGAAAAAGATTTTACAACCTATTGTGAAAGTAAAGGTTATGAATATCTTGGGAAAGAAATGAGATCACACATTAAAGAACAACTTTTTCTAAAACCTAAATTCAAACAATTATGTGGACCTTGTTATGATGGTGAAAATTCAGTTCGCTATGAAACTTGGGACGTTTACGAAATGTTATCAAGATAATTAAAATGGAGATCAAGATGTTTTACAATGAATATACGAAGAAGCCTTATACTGGAAAGAATGTTGAGATATTAGCATCAACTGGTTTAAAAGGTGGTTTTATGACATTCAAGCAAGCATTATCGCTTGGATATTCTATACCGAAGGGTACTAAGACAGTTGCTAAATTGATAAGACCAATGATGGAAACTGTTGAAGACAAAAGCGGTAAAGAAGAAGTTATGAGGTCTGGAAGAACTTTCCATGTATTTCATACTTCACAACTAGAGCAGAGTGCTTAGTTGAAGAAAATCAGTAAAAATAACTTTACCTTTATAAACCTAGCCTTTAAGCTAGGTTTATAGAGTAAATAATAATAATAATAATACGGAGATCAAAATGCAAAATTTACTAAGTTCACAAGATTACGACAATTACCTAAAAAATTATATTCATAGATATATCGTAACTTCCTTCAAAGGCAGAGGAAGATATGACAAAGAATATTTTGATAATATGTCATCTGCTAAAAAGTATAAAGATCACTTAATCAGAATGGGCGAAAGAGCAGTTGTCTATGGTATTTCAAAGCCCCCTCATACTATCCTGGAAGTAAATGTTTTAATGGAGAATCTATAATGGCTAATATTAAGAAAAGCATAGATATGCATTATAAAATAAATGAAATTCAAAATATAGTTATACATTTAGATTATCCATTGAATAAAAATTTAGATTTGGATAGTGAATTAAAAAATATTTTCAGATCATGTACTAGAATCAAAAAATTGATTGAAAAAAATAAAATAGTTTTTAGAGGGGCGAATAATGATTGATGAACCTACAAAAATTGGAAATACAGAACTCTATACAGTTAGGGTTCTGAATATTTCAGTTGCTCAATATTATGGAGTTTTAAAAGAATATACTGAAATCCTGGTGAAGGCTAGGGAAGTTCAAAAAGAACAATTAGCAAAAGAAGGATATCATGCAGAATTAAAACTTTATTATGGAATAAGAAAAAATTTAAATGATTTAGTAAGAGAAAAATTAAAGGTGAAAAAATGAGTAATTTAGATTTATTAAAAAAAATTAAAGAACGTATGAAAAATGAAGTTTGGTATCAAGAATTAAGACTAAATGCTAAAAATCCTTCATGCCAAATAAAAGAACAAAAAGATAAAGAGATTGCTATAAACAGAAAAGAATTAGCACAAAGTGTTTTGAATTTAATAAATAAGGAGCAAAAAAATGATAAAATTTATTAAAAACTATGGTGTTTATCTTTTAGAGTTTTTGGTTTTTGGAACAATTGGTTTTTGTCTTTTCATGTTCTTTTTTTAGACAAATCAATAATAATAATATAACGTTAAGAAGATTTGGAGATCAATGTGAAACAATCAATTAAAAAAAGTTTCTTTATGTTATCAATCATGGGTGTATTGAGTTCATGTTCAAGTATGCCAATAGTTGATAGTAGAGGAAAATCATCTGCAAATATCAAAGGCGATATGAACAGATTCCATGATGATTATTATACTTGCAAAAGTCTTGTTGAAGATCAGACAAATACTGGTGTTGATATAGGAAAAACGATTTATAATAATCTAAGATGGAAAGTGTTATGGCTAAGCCCAAGAATGAATACCAGGAAAGATTTTATTAATAGGTGTTTAGAAGGTCGTGGCTATAATGTAATCAACAAATAATAATAAGGATAAAATAATGACTAATATAATAGATAAAATTTACGATAATTCAAAAGATGGAGTGCCGAATTATTCTTTTGATTTAATAGATGGCACAAGATTGTATTATAGAGGTGTCCAGATGAACCCAATGCCAGTTTCTGGTGATGCACTCAATTATACAATTATCAACACTAAGACATCAGCAAATGGCAATCAATACACAAATATAAAAGATGTTGAGGTAATAAAAAATCCAGGTGAGCAAAATAATGATGCACCACAACAATCAAATAATTTTGTTAGTAATGGAATGAGTAAAGGGGATACTCAAAGGCTAGATATATTTGTAACTGGTGTTGTTGGGCGATCTATGGGTTCTGGACATTTTTCAGTAAATGATATTGAAGCACTTACAAAAAATGCAGTAAAGGCTTTTAATGAAAACCTTAAAAAATTATAAAAAGCTTTTTGCCGACTTTTGGGGATATCACGAAAATGATGTTCCCATTTGTTGGAATTGTAATAAGGCTCAAGCAGTTGATATACACCATATAATACCGAAGGGCATGGGTGGAGTGAAAAATAATAGACTCAATAGGATTGATAACTTATTTCCACTTTGCAGAAAATGCCATAATCAAGCTCATTCAGATAAATCATTGAATGAAGATTTTAAAAAAATACTCATGGCAAAATTTAAGAATGATAGACAAGAAAAAATTGATTTTTGGATTAATTCTAAAATTGGTGTGAATCAAGTAAAAAAGCTTATTGGAAGATTAGATGAAAAATATAAGGAGCATGGCATAGATGTCTGATATTTACACAATAGAATTTGACCCAAGCAAATTATCTTATCAACAAGAATCCCTGGGATTAAAATTTGCAGATTATGATACTGCAGTTGAATTAATGAAAAAAGAAGAAAAGATGATAATTGCTGAATTGACGATTTACTTTAGTAAAGATGGCAAATATAAAAACATGACAGAGTTAAATGGATTAATTTACTCTGACAATAGATTTAAGGAGTTTTTTGATAGATACCAAAAGACCCTTAAAGAAAGGAATCAAGCCAAGATTAGGTTTGAAACCTTTAAGGCTTTCAGAGATGACCTAAGAACAAAGGTGGTCAATGAAAGAGAACTGGCTAAAAATTTATAGAAAGGATTTAAAAATGTCAGAATCACAAGAAAGTATAATATTAAATCATCTTAAAAAACATAAGCATATTACTACCTGGGAAGCTATTACAAAATATAGGATTACTAGGCTAAGTGCTAGAATTTTTGAATTAAGAGAAAATGGACATCAAATAATCTCAAAAAATATTTCTGAAAATGGAAAAAGATGGGCTGAATATTCTTTAATTAAATTGAAGGAGCAAAGCTAATGTCAGATAGATTAATTGATGAAAATGATGTTTCAGTTGATGAAGTAAAAGAACAAGCCATAGCAAAACATATGAGTGATATTAAAGTTATGAATAATCTTATTATGGCTATCAATGAAAACATAATTAGGTTTGGCAGAACAAGTAATGTTCACGATCAATTATTGGATTTAAAAAATCAAGTGCAAAACAATAAAGATCATTTGCAAGATTGGATAAATAAAATATGATTGAGCATTTCAAAAAGTTTGATGGTGAGGGCAAGAGTTTACTGCCCTTATCATTTAGTCATTTAAATGAATTTGCTTTTTACAGAGAAAGATGGGCTTTAAGAAGAATATTTGGGTATGAGTTTCCAACAAGTGCATCAGCAGTAAGAGGTCAAGCAGTTGAATCTGGTTTGAATATGTTTCTTAATGGAATGTCAGTTGAAGATGCTTCTGAAAAAATGATTGAGGAATATAATGAAAATTGTTCCAGGATTACAGACCCAAAAGTAGATGATGAAAGAGAAAATTTAGTACCTTTGTTAGAGATAGGTGCAAAGACTTTTCAACATTATGCTTTTAGGTGGGATTTGCTAAATTATCAAAAAAAGATAGATTTAGAAATTGAAGGTATTCCATTAATAGGGTTCACTGATTTTCATTTTGAAGATAAGAATACAAAAGAGGATTTTTATATAGATTTAAAAACTTCTAAAATTATGCCTTCTTCAATAAGTATATCACACCAGATGCAACAAGCTATTTATCAAAAGGCTACAAATTCCAGGCAAATATTATGGTATTTAAAAACTCCTACAAAGACAAAAAATGCTGAATATTGTGCTTTGGAAGTTGAAGACTACCAGAAGCCTTTAAAAATATGCGAACATATTATTAAGGTAATGGCTAATTATTTAAAAACTGTTGATAATCCTGGAGATGTAAAAGACTCACTTATTCCAAACCCAGACAATTGGATTTGGAAAGAAGAAACAGTGCTCCAAGCTAGAAAAGAAGTTTGGGGATATTAAACCAAAAAACTCCTTTAGGTTTTTGCCTAAAGGGGTTATACATAGATTATGGAGATCAAAATGAACATTGAAGAAACAGAAATAATTGATGAAAATTCGAAGCCTAAGGACAAATTAAAAGCCTGGTATCTTTTTACGGAAGATTTTGTTGCAGGCACTCAGCACCTCACAAATGAGCAACTAGGGATATATATTAGATTACTTTGTTATAATTGGAATAAGAGATGCAGTGGCATACCATGCGATAGTATGACATACTATAGGATAGGTAGTTGTTTAACAGAAAGTGAAAAAAATAGTTGT